CGACTGGTTGCTTCCTCGTTGCGATGCAACGCTCCGAGCGCTGCGACGAGCTCGCCAACATCTTGCCGTCTGAGGAACCGTCTTGTTTTAGCGACCGCTTGATCCACAGTCAGCAGACTACTTGTAGGCAGTGTTTTCATAGCAATGTTGTAGCTCGCAGCAGCAGCAGCAGTCAAACGATTCGTGATGAGGGTGGGTGCCGGTCAACCGCGACCGGAGGCAAGCCCGTCAACCGGCACCCACCAAAAGATTAGTCCAACCACACCAAATACCCGGCAGTCACCTGACCCTCATCCGGATCCACAAAATGCAGACGCTGCGAAGGACGACCCGTCGCAGCCATGAACTCCTTCGCATACGTGTTCTCCGACTCCGGAGAACCCGACACATAAATCTGACAGCCGTTCGCCATCGTCAACGTCATCGGTGTATGAAAATGCCCCATGTACACGTCAGAGAAATCATCAATCACGCCAGCTGCCCACTGGTTACATTTCCGGAGAATACCGAACGCTGGAGTGTTACCTCCAAAGCTTTTAATCTCATCTCCGTGCACCAGCAGAGCACGATAGTTACCTGTCTCGACGATCTGATACCAGTCACCAGAGGTGTGCCACGACACTCGTTTCTCGGCAGCGAACCGGTCGCCAGCAATCCTGTACGCCATCCTGTCCACATTGTCCCCACCCGGCATCTCACCCTTACGACCCAACCTGCCGTGGTTCCCGTACTCGCACGTCACCGACACACGCTCAAACCCAGTCAACAAGATCCGCACGAACTCTTCCAGCAGCGCCGAGCAGCGAAACAGCTGCTCAAACAGATGTGCTTCGACCTCGAACGGTTGACCGGGGAAGATGCCGACACCTTCGACCATGTCGCCACCGAACATGACATGTGCCTCACGAACCGGGTGATCAGCACGTTGGATCTCTGTCAACGCCAACACCTTGTACGCAAACTTGCGGATCCGTTCCTCACACACCTCAATCGAATAATCGCTTGTGTGTTTCCCCAGCTGCCAATCGGTTGCGTGCACCAACGCGACCTCGCCTCCAGCTCGACGACGATCCCGAGCCGGAGCAGACACCTTCACAGGACGACCAACAGCAAGCTGCGCGTCAGTAGCTGCCCGATACACAGCGTCGACAAGCATCGCGGTTTTAGATTTCGCACGTCGGGTTGCACGCTGCTGACGAGCCAGAGCCCGTCGGAGCTCCTCAACCTCCGCAGCAAGATCGAAATCGTTCACCGATGTTTCCTACGCCACGCCAACACCGCATCAGCGCTGCATTCGTGACCCCAGCCAGACAACACACGTGCGATCGCGCCAGCGGAATACTGGATGTCTTGTAACGCGACCTGCAGCTGTTCACGACGGTCATCGTCCAGCTCGTCAAAAATCCGATCAACTTTCAGCCGTTGAACATGATTGTTCTCTTGCTCAAACTCAGACATGTCAATGTTTCCCATGATGCGCCTCCCGATGGACAGACTATTGGAAACGATCGGTTCTGTCTAGATGCCAGCTGATGTGATCATCCATCCGTTCCGTCACACCGTCAACTTTCCGGTCGATCGTCTGCAGCAGATCAGCGTTCTTTTGATGATCCCGATTGTTCTCACGTCGTGATCGTTCAATTAGCGCGGTGATGACCCCACCCGGTGCCAGTATCGCGAGCACTAGAATTAACCATGTAGGCATCGTTCATTCTCCGAACGCCGTGTCGATCTCGTCGGCATCAAGTTGTCCGTCGTCGCGTAGTCCGACAGCGAGCAGCTGCACAACGCTGAGCACCGCGATCGCACCTGACATCACAGCAGATTTTGCGAGCTCGACATCAAGCATGGATCCGACGAGCGTGTTCGGGATCGCTGCAGCTACAAACGTGCCGATCAACCGTCGCACAATCCTGTTCGCTGTAGCTGCGCTCATGCTGCAACCGCCTGCACATCAACCAGCACATCACACGCACTATAGGAATACAGTTGGATGGTACCGTCACCAGCGACCGGCACCCACGACGTGTTACACACGATGTCACCCAACTTGTAATTCACGTTCGACACGTCAGGTTGCGGACCGGCTCCCCACATCGTGATGAACCCTGTGTTGTTCGGATTCACAGCGGTCACGTTCACGAACACTGCTTTGGCGTTGGGTTGTCCGACACTGATTTTGCGTGTCTCTCCGTCGTTGAAACGCCCTGTCTGTTTCCGTGTGTCATACACGCGTTGTGGCGGGTCGATGAGTTTCATGGTCAAATCCTTGTCGGCTGAAGGGTCAAATTCGCCTGTCGTGATCTGATTATAGATCGCGTCACCCGGACAGGCTGTCGCACCCACATCACGATGACCCAACACAGTGAGCGGGTGTCCGCACCAGCGTTCCATATCAGCGACGAAACGACGCACACGGGTGACTGCTGCTGCCGATCCCGGCTCGTCAAGATTCACACGCATCTGCACAGACACCGATGTGTTGTTGGCACCCTTGTTCGCAGCGTTCCGGAACTCCAACCCACGCACCTGCCACAACACACCGGCGCGATCCACCACCGCGTTATAACCCAAACTGTAACCACGGTTCTCTGCGTAATAGCGTTGCGAGTTTGCGAGATCGCGTGCAGTGTCATCACCCACACCGTCATGACCGGGATAGTGAATCACGACAGCATCGACCATCGCTGGTGCGACCGGTGAACTGGTCGTGTGCTCAGCCACAGTGAACCCCGACTGCTCCCACGCTGTGCGTGAACGATCAAACATGGTCAGTTAGGCGGGTCGGGTGCGTCCCACGTTGGTGCGGGTTCCCAGTTCGCCGGTGCGTCCCTTAGGGCTTGCCGGTAGGTCGCCCACGCAGCACGCTCCTCATCGCTCAACGGCGAATCGGGCATCTGCGTCCAATCAGACGCAGCCAACAAACCATCGCGCAATCGACGCATTTGAGTGAGCCAATGCTCAGCAGGTGCCTCGTCAGCGGTGACATACGGTGTAACGGTAAGCCTCATCATGCCGCCTCGTATGAATGGTTCCAGAAAAACTGGTCGTTCGTCGTCCAAGTAAACGGCTTTATTGACGATACGTCGGTGTTAGATGCGTAAGTGGTGCTGGCTACATGTATTTGTAGCCTTATTTCGGTGGTGCCAATGTGAAATGCTGTTCCCCAATACAGCGTGCCGCTTGCGTCGTAAAATGAACATGCTGAGTTGTTGGTGATGTTGCCGCCGGTCGCAGTAAACGGTAAATAAACGTCAAGGGCTCCAGACATGCTCGAAGTGCTGCCCAGCGTGACAACCCCCCAATAATGCACAAACTTGTTGATCTTCGTGTACTTCGCCACCACCGTCGCGTTGCCTTTGGTGAAACCGCTGAAGGTGACCGACGACGAATAGTCGGTGTAGGTGCCGATTGCGTTCAGTTCGGCAGCGGTCAACACTGACCCTGCGGTAAATGTGCCTAACGTCGCCATTATCGTTCACCTTCCTTCGGGTGTCGAACCTGCGCCAACAGCCAGCCGTACCATCCGCCACCCGCAACACCAGAGTGCAACGGGGTCATGACGGTTCCTCATCGTCGGGCATTGGCGGGTCATCACGCAGATCAGACAGTTCACAGTCAGCGTGGCACGCGCCACACTCAACCCGTGACGGATGACCGCCGAAGTTGTAGGCCACACCGTTTTGGCGGCAATTGTCGGTTTTGCACGTTGCTGTAATCATGCCGGTCTGTACCAATCTTCAATGGCGAGAACATCGCCTGTCGTCCAAGTAAATGGCGTGTTAGTGCCAACCCCGTCTTCGTTCAGATATGTTGAGTCCGTTCTGAAAACTCTGACATACGCACGATTCGTAAACCTTCGGTAAAGAGTGCCCCAGTAGTCTCCACCTGTAGCGTCGTCACAAGATACGCTTCCGCCGAGCGCACCCAGAATGTTGTCATCGGCTAGGAATGGGAAATAAAGTTCAATGTCGCCAGTAAACGCGGTCGTTGACCCGAACACGAGTTTGATCCGATAAAACACAATCTCGTTTACCCGGCAGTATTCGGCCGTAACTGTCCCGTTGCCAACTGTGACGTTTCCCCACACCGGCGTAAACGATGTCCATTCCCCGATAGTGCCCGTGCCCACACCCAACTTTGTTTGCACCGCCACCATCGCGTCGTTGATGTTCGCGTGCTGTGCAGCGTGCGACGGCGAGTCCAACGTCGATGACGACGAAGGGTTGGTGAAACTGTCTAACGATGTCGGGAAGTTGGTAGCCATACCTGTGTCATCCTAACTTGTTACCGGACGACAGTTTTCCATACTCGTCATCATCCAACAACATCAACGGACCGTTCGTGTTGATCGGACCGGGAGCCAAATACAACTGGCAATCCCACCGCTCAAGTGTGATCGTATGCGACAACCCTTGCACCCGGACAGCACGCCACAGTTCGTCACCGACACCTGTCGGAGTGAACGACACCGTGACATCATCAGCCAGTTCAAGAGCAGCGACAGTGGGCACCATCGAAGTGTCCGCACGCACATTCACATCCAACCTACGGACACGCGTCCGCGGGTCTTTCGTCGCAGCCAAACGAGCCTCCACAACATCGCGTGCATCCGACGGATTGTCAATCAACGTCAAATCAACAGATTCGCGTGCCGGACCGTAAGCAGCCACCGACGCGCTGTCCTCAGCCGAAACCGTCCCAAACTTATATCGACCATCCACGATGTTGCGGATCGCATCCACCGTGTTCGCATCAACCTGCACACCAGCAAACGGGAAATCAGTGTTGTCATCATCAAACAAAGCAACCGGTGACACCACATCACTGTTCGGACGGTTCTTGAACCTCACATAGCCGTCACGGTTCACGAACAACGCGCCCTGCTCTGCTGCTTCAATCTGTCCGATATAAGTGTTTGACAACGATCTGCTGGGATCGTAGTAGCCGACCTGTTGAACACCGCTATCAATGTCACGCCACGCAGCAGGCCACGACGCGTCATTGAGTGCGCGGGTGAGTCGTTCCGATGTGGATTCTTCAAACTCACCGAACCCTGTCGCTAAGTCAGCAGCAATATCCGGAGAGTCAACCAAACTGACGTAAAACAAGAAATGTGCAACTGCTCCGCGAAAGTCAAAACTGATCCCGTCTGAGGCAGTTGCCGGTGTCAAACCTGTTGAAATTGTTGCATTCAGCAATGACTGGTTGTTGCAGATCACACGGAACTTTGTTGGATCAGACGCTAAATATCCGATGAACACAAGGTTGGCACCACCTTCTTGCGTGATATCCAACGACAACCCTGATGCCTGATATCCGTTACCACCAGCACCGCCATACACCATGTCAATAGCAGTGATCGCACCATCATCAAACGTGATCTTCCATGTTTGAGTTGGTGGGGAATATTTCCAAGTGAACGTGCCAGTCAACCGTTTCCCGTCATACAACTTTGAAGCATCATGCCAAAATTGGATGCCACCAAAATTTGATGAATACGGTGACGCGAACCGTGAACTGACCGAACCAGACACAACCGCATTTCCAGACCCGAAATATTCGCCCTCTGCAACAGGAACATTCCCAATGTGAGGTTCAACGAACGGTTCCACAGCAGCATTGGAAGAAGTCACCGACAGTGTTTCGCCCGTCAACTGGTCAACCCAACGAGTCGGATCGAACTCGTCAAACGTGTAATAGGCACCAATCGCGCTTTTCTCACCCGATGAACCTTCGTTGAAACGACGCGCCAAAATTTGGTCACGCAGTTCAGTGGACACCAACACTGTTGAATGCAACAAGCGGGTGCCATCCACCGCAACAATCGTGGACACCGCGTCACTGTTCGACTGGTTGTACGCGGTCGGCCACCCCTGCACAAAACCGTAAAACAGGGTGTATGTGGTTCCGCTGTAACTGGTGGTGACTCGCATCGGCACCATCGGATTCAGGTCACCGTAGAACGGACCGGTGGTGTGTTCAGGGTCAAACCGGCGATCACGGTTATCCACCGTCAACGTGCAAGTGCCGGGGCTGTAAGTGGAGAACTCTGATGACCGGCCACGGTTCACGTTGATAGACCGCACATATGAGGTGACTGGTTGCCACACAACCTCAGTTGCTAACGGCGCATAGCCAAACCCGAATTCGACTGAGATCGTGACATCATCAAAGATGAACGGCAATCCCTCATAGGTCGTGCCAGCATCATCATATGTCAACGCCGGGTTGTCGTAGGTGAACGCCATCAGTTACCCCGCCAACAGCCCTGTCAAACGGACACCACCTGACGCATTGTACTCATTCAAAATTTCTACGATTTCCTTACCGATCTGAATGGGGTCAGCACCCAACCCAGCGTTCACTGTCACATTGATCGGCTCGCGCACATACTGGCCGGGTGTCTGAATGTACGGATTCGTTGCCGGGTTCGTCAACCGGTCAACTTCAGCACCCAACCCTGACAGGAACATGTTGATACCGTTCGCCAAATCAGTTTGAATCGCCTCAGTCAAATCACGCATCGCTATGTCAGTCTCATTCAACGCCTGCTGAACCTCAGGGGCACCCAGCAACCCGCCAACAATCTGACCTGTTTGCTGACGCAAAGTTTCCAACTCGCTGACCTGCGCGCTGAACGACGCAACTTCAGAAGGATCAAACTGTGACAACTCTGCTGCCATCGCAGCACCATCAATCAAACCAGCGTTCACCACATCACGAATCACAGCCGGTGGGAAACCCATCCCCTGCAACTTCGACACATAATGACCAAAGTTGCGTGCCTGCTGCAGACGTTGCTGCAACTGCTGACGCAACGACAACCCGTCATCACCCTGCGCTTCCAGCCCCGTGGTGAACAACCCCTCCGCAGCACGTTGCACCTCACGGATGCCTTCCAACTGAGAACGTAACTCATCCCGCAGATTTGCCAGTTCAACCATCTCACGGAACTTGTGAGACAGTTGGTCAATCAAACGATCAAACGATGCATCAACTGTGCCTTCAGCCAACGCAGCCAGTTCCATCATCACCGAATCAAACGTGTCAGCAATCGACTCTGCGCTACCCGCAAACAGTGCTTCCGCGAAATCGTCAGACAGCACCCGGTTGCCGTAAGACACAACCTGTTCAACGAACATGTCGAACTCGTTTTCGACTTCTTCGATCTCTGGTAATGGTGCGAACCCGCCGCCACCGCCACCGCCGGTTGTCGGGGCGTTAGCAACCCGACGCAGTTCGTTCC